CCGTCTGGCCCGATCTGTCGCTGGCCGAGATTGCCTCCGAAGTCACGCTGGAAATCGAGGCCGGATCGACCGGAAAGCCCAATCAAGCGATCGAGATCGCGAACTGGACTAAAATGCTGCCGCTTCTCATCCAGATGGGCAGCATCGATCCGACATGGTTGGCTCGTGAAACTCTTCGCCGCCTAGATGACCGTATGGACCTCACCGATGCGGTAGCGGCCGGAATTCCATCTATCGCCGCTCAGAACCAGCAAACGCAGGTGACGGGCGAGCAGCCACAAAACGATCCGAACGCTCAAGGAAGCCAGGGTGCGCAAAATGCGCCGAAACCAGAGCAGCAGTCGGGCAGCGAGGCGCCAATGGGAAGCAACAACGGCGTAGGGCAGTTCTGAAAATGCAAACCTACGGGACAATTTATAGCATCGCAGAAGTCAGCACGGGCCGCGTTGTGTACATCGGGCAAACCAGGCAGAAGCCGGAGGACCGTTGGGCGCAACATAGACAGCGCCGCACGCCGTTGGCTGCATATCTTCGCGAAGTCGGGCTAGAGAAGTTCAAATTTGCTGCGCTTGAGGTGGTTCCGACGGAAGCGCTGAACGAGCACGAGATATTTTGGATCTACCAGTTCGACACGATGCATCCAACAGGTCTGAACCACAGGCCAGGCGGCCGCGCCAAAGGCACCTCTCAGCGCGTCAAGGAGAAGCTGTCGATCACCAGCAAGGAGATGTGGGCGGACCCGGAGCACAGGCAGAAGGAGACTGAGCGCAGGAAGTCGGTTTGGACCGACCCAAACTATCGCGAAAAGATGGCCGCTGCTCGGAAAGCTATGTGGGCGGACCCGGCGTTCAAGGAAACAATGTCGGAGAAGCGAAAGAAAGCATGGGCCGATCCCGGCCGTCGCGCAAGGCACGCCGAGGCCATCAAAGAGAAGTGGGCCGACCCAAGCTACAAAGAGCGCGTATCCGCTAAAATTTCTGAAGGTCACATAGCCATCAGCGACACGCCGGAATACCGCGCCGCGCAGTCCGTCCGGTCTATGAAACGCCACACGAATAAAATCGGCACAGGCCAGATGTAGGCCAACTGTATGACATGTCTTGCGACAACGCCGGACATGAGTTAAATATCAAACACTCTCACAGGAGATTACATGCCAACGGACGATAATATCACGGATCTGGAACCGTCCACCACATCCGACCTGGACGTTCAGGACACGCAGGCACCAACCGGCCAGTCCGACCAAGCGGTTTCGTCTCCCGCGACAGGCGAAAAAGACGCCGACACGCTTTCCGTCGTTCGCGACGTAGTCAAGGAAAGCCGTGCGTCCGACCCGGCCTCGCCAGCCGAAGGCAGTGAAGATAACGGTCAGGTAGCCGGTGCTACCAAGAAAGAGCCGGACGAGGAAAACTACTCGGACGTCCCTTTCAACAAGCATCCGCGCTTCCAGCAGCTACTCCGTAAATCGAAGGCGTACGAACAGGACGCAATTCGATACCAGAACGTCCAGGGGTTCCTCGACACGGAAGGTCTTTCCGCTGAAGAGGCGGCCGATGGTCTGATCATCATGGGTATGATGAAGACCAACCCGGCTGAAGCATGGGCTCGGCTCCAGCCGACCCTGCAAAAACTCGCGGTCGCCGCAGGTGTCATTCTTCCCGACGAACTCCAGCAGCGCGTTCAGCGTGGCGAGCTATCGCAAGATGCCGCACTGGAGATCAGCAAGGCGAAGGCGCAGGCGACGTCCATGCAGGCAGCGCAGTCCTTCCAGGAACAGCGTCGCCAGCAGAGCGAACGGACGTCCTTTGCAAACGCGATCCAGCAATCCGCTGTGTCGTGGGAGCAGGACCGGATGGCCAAAGACCCGAACTTCGCCGCCAAACAAGCACCGCTGATGAAGGAAGTCGCGTATCTCCACATGACGGAGGGCAGGCCGAACACGCCGGAAGGCGTCAAGGCACAGCTCGAAAAGGCGTACAAGGCCGTGAACGCATCGTTCCGTCCACCTGCGCCGGCCCCGCAGCGGAGACCCGTGGCCCCTGTCACTGGCGGGCAAGTCGCAGGCAATCAGCGCCCCGAAGCCATGAGCACGCTCGATATCGTGAAGGCCAATCGCAGGGCTAGCTGAACGAAACTGAAGGTCCATCATAATGGCGTTTACCGCTGACGAACTCTCGAATATCAACAATGCCGCGCTTGAGGCGTTCATCGACAAGGGCACCGTCTGGAAGCAGAACGTTGCCAACAAGCCGATGCTCGACGCGTTCAACTCTGCTGCCGGTTCTTTCAACGGCGGCAAGGACAACGTCTCCTTCGCGGTCAAGGCCGGTCAAGGCGGCGGAGCCCTCCAGGGTTACTCCGGCGACGATCAGGTCTCCTACTACAATCCGACGGGCATCAAGCGTGCGCGCTTCCCGTGGAAGGAACACCACATCGGTATGGTCGTCACCCACACCGAGCTGAAGGTTGACGGCATCGATGTCATCGATACGACCGCCGACCAGCGCACTTCCGAAATGAGTGGCCGCGAAGAGCACGCTCTCGCCAACCTGCTCGACGAGAAGAACGACACGCTCGGCGAAGACTATGCCTTCTCGCTCGACCGTCTGATCCACAACGACGGTTCGGCCGACGCCAAGGGTCTCGCCGGTCTTCAGTCGATCATTCTCGACGTTCCGAACGCCGGTACGACGGGCACGATCGGCCGCGTGGCAAACACCTGGTGGCGCAACCGCGCTGCAACCGCGGCCTACGGCGTAGCCGGCGGTCAGGGTGCGATCACCTCCGCCACCACTTCCGGCGGCGCGCTGATCGCCTTCCTGGAGAAGGAATACCTCCTGCTCTCCAAGTACCGTCAGGGCTCCACCCGCCTGAAGATCTTCGCTGGATCGGACTGGCGCGCGGCCTACATGCTGGAACTCCGTGCAAACGGCAACTACTCCATGACCGGCTTCCAGGGTCAGGGCAACGTTGATGGCGGCATGGACGATCCGAAGTTCAAGGGCATCCCGATCGTTTGGGACCCGACGCTCGACGATCTCGGCCTCTCCAAGCGTGCGTATTTCATCGATATGGGCCGTACGGGCGTCCGTCTGCTCTATATGGATGGCCAGCGCATGCACAAGCACAATCCGGCACGGCCTTACGACCGCTACGTCATGTACAACGGCATCACCACGACCGCTGTCATGATCGCCAAGCAGCTTAACACGTCCGCCGTGTATGATATCGCGTAAGACGTAGGCCGACATAGCGGGGCGGAAACGCCCCGTTTCACCCCGGATCTTTCCTTTTGGAGAATTGAAATGGCTACTTTCGTCAACCGCTTTGCGACCATCACGACGGTTCTTGCCGCCGCGGTCACAAACACCAACACCTTCACGGTGTCTTATCCGACTGGCACGACGCAGGCATCCTTCACGCAGGGCCTGGCCGCCAACGGTTCCTACATGATCGTCAACAGCAACGACAAGTATCTTGCCGCTGCTTCTGGTGCTGGCACGTTCGCCATCTCGTATGGCGCGTCCAACATCACGATCACCAACAACACCGGCCTGACACTCGCCGCTGGTGCCAGCATCTCCTTCCAGTTCGAACTGGTGGATGGCAACGACGTCGAGATCCTGACCTTCCCGATCACGCTGGCTTCGATCACAGCAGCCGGTGACGTCGTGACGGACTTCCGTCCCGGCTTCGCAGGCACGATCGAGGATATCTCGTTCGTGGTCAACGCGCCGGCCACGACCGCCGCCAAGCTCGCAACGCTGAACGTCGAAATCGGCTCGACCGATCTGACGGGCGGCCTTGTGGCCCTGACGTCGGCCCTGGCGACGCCAATGGGCAAGGTAATTCCTTGCTCGGCGATTACCGCCAACAACACCTTCACTGCGGATCAGGTGATCTCGGTCGAAGCGTCTGCCGTCACCGCCTTCGTTGAAGGCACCGGCACGCTCTACGTCCGCGTCCGTCGCGCCGTAGCGAACGCCTACTAAGACTGAAACCGTTAAGCGGCGGGCCTCGTGCCTGCCGCTTTTCCAAAACCCAAAGGACCGACAATGCAAACTGCCAACATCACGCTGCTCCTTGGTGGCGACGCCGGAAATACCGTCCAGAAGTTCGGCATCACGCCGTCTGAAATCGCAGTTCTCCGCTTCATCCACGGCGAAGATGCCGTCGTTGACGTGTCTCCGGTCGGTGACGTCAAGCGCTCCAGCCGCGAAGAGCGCCAGCGCCTGGCCGAAATCTACGGCCGCAGCCAGCCGAACGGGCAGTTTTCCGCTCCGGCGATCGACAGCATGTTCCCCGGCATCGCCGCCCGCATGTTCGAAACGCTCGACGAACTCGGCCTCGACGAGAGCTTCTTCAAGGCAGAGACCCGCGTCTCGACCAAGTCTGAAGACGCACCCGCAAAGCCTGCCAAGAAAGGCAAGAAGGCCGTCGAAGAGCCGGTAGCCGAAACGCCTGTCGAAATTCCCGCCGAAGGCGCTGAAGACGACGAAGGCGAAGACGACGGCATCGGCGAAATCAAAGACAATCTGTTCAAGTAAGAAGGGGTAGCGGATGTCCCGCGGCACAACGCTCGTAAAGCTGCTGGACCTGTACAGGCATGAATGCCGCCTGTCCGTGAACCCGGCCCACAACCCGCAGGATCGGGACCGTCAGGTCTCGCATATCCAGCGCACACAGGAATGGCTGTGGGAGGACTTCAACTGGCCGCTGCTTCGCGTCGAACGTACGTTCCCGACGCAAGCCGGCCAGCGATATTACGACTTCCCTGAAGACGTCCATATCGATCGTATAGAGAAGATGGAAGTCTTCTACGACAGCGCCTATTGCCCTCTCCAGCCCGGCATCGATGCGCAGCACTATACCGCCTACAACAGCGATCTCGGCGAGCGGCAGTGGCCGCCGCAGCGCTGGCGGATTTCCGAAGACGAACAGGTAGAACTGTGGCCGATCCCTGACAGCAACGCCGACCCCGTAACGCTCTCCGGCACGGTCAAGGTGACGGGCATCAAGAACCTGTCGCCGCTGGTTGCCGACGGCAATACGGCCGATCTGGACGACCGTCTGATCATCCTGTTCTGTGCAGCCGAGTATCTTGCCGCCACGGGCGCCAAGGACGCGACGTTGAAGCTCGACCAGG